TTGGCAAATGGCGATAATTTAAGCCTTGAAACATTAATTAGAATGCGTAGTTATTTAATTCGTGCAAGAGCAGATTACAGAACTGCTAAAAGTCAAGGCAAAACAGCAGAAGATTCAAAAGCAATACAGGCGTATATGTTGTGGGGCGGACCCAGAGCATTACCATGGGTAAATGAGCAAATCAAAAAATTACAAAGATGATTTATATAGGATATTTTGGCAACTAGTTAATAACATACACATACGCAAACAAAAACCCAGATGCTGGGAATACAAACCACACAAAACAACACAATATATACCAGTTAAAACATACGATTCTATATTCTTTAATTCAAACAGCACATTCTTACACAGAATGATGTATGCAGTGTATCACAACGAACCTCTGACGCCCGATGACGTTATCATGCACACTTGTGATAATAGGATATGTGTAAATCCTAAGCATCTTAAAAAAGGCACTATTCAAACCAATAATAAGGATAGAGATACCAAACGCACCAACCGGACCAAACGCACCATTCAGAAAAAAGGTTGACAAAAATACAAATCCCATATATAATATATGTAACCGTTCTGTTAACATATTCGACCCTGTTAGCAGAACATTTAAATTAACAAATTGTATTAAATACATTATAATAACAATTTAACATTTAATATTATACATTATTATAACTGGAAGCCGGTATAAAAGCCGGCTTTTTTATTCTATTTGCCATAAAAACACATAAAAAGGTTGACAACAGATAAATATTATGTATAATAAATATAAAAACCATAAGGAGTTAAAATGGCAATAAACAGAAAAACAGGTTATATACAAAAACAAAAGCCTAACAAAGGCAGAACATTTGAAAAAAAATGGGGCGAACCTGCTAGAGCAATAGCAATTCGCGAAGATGTAGCAGTTGCAACAATACACATGAGGGTATACAATTACGGTTCACCCTATCAGAGAACCAATAAACCCAGCATAAGTGAAGTATTGTGTGGTAAAACACTTTATCAATTGGGTGAAGAACTTAATTTACATCCTATCACAGTTCAACAAAGGATAAGAGCACACAATAACCCATATATAAGTATGCGAGGTATTGAAAAAGAATTCAGCACACACAATTTCAGCAAAAAGAAGGGCAGAAAAAATATATGGCTTATGCCAGAACATCCTTGTCATGCAGAATGGGTTGAAATGAAAGCAACTGCAGATGCTGAATTAAAACAAGCAAAAGGGGTAAAAAATGTTCAGTAAATTCACAGAAACACTGATACCCATAGAAATAACAGATACAAGGGTAAGCAGAAACGAAAAAGAAAAGTATAAAACAATCACATTTTATGATCCACATAACGATATGGAAGTAAAAACACATGTGGTCAGCACATTCGGTAACTATACTCGTTGGAAAAAGGTTATAAATTATGATTATGAATCAGGCACAGCCATACTGAAAGGTAATATAAAATACAAGGATATAGATGTAATAGACGCAGATAGCACATTTGAAATGTATCCAGGTGTAGGTTGGCAGGATGTGGCTGACATCATTAATAACAGCAGAAATTCTTTACTTGTATAAATAACATTGAGCGGATATCCATTACTTGATTTTGACGATTGGTCTCCGATATTTCACTTTATCCGCTCAACCCAGGCAACACATTATGGCAAACATCATGGCAACACAAACACTACTTAAGGTTAGCACGCCAGATTTACAATAGTGCTGAGATAACAGCGGCGATTTCGGTAACCGCACTCATAAGGATTATAGTGTTATCCGCATATAACTAGCACAAACAGTATAACGTTAGGAACGAGGTTATACGCCGCAAGGTGTCGATGTAGGTTGGAAAAGATCAGAGTCCAGTGCTAAAAAGTTAAAATACCTACTTCCCTGTGATGAGAAGTCTCACATGATGTCATTTTTTTGGGAACCAGTTAGTGGTTCCCTATGACTTCAAAATCTACATGATATCGGGTTATATTCATTAGGTTCATTCGAACAAAAAGCTCTTCGAGCGATACTGAAAGTATCGTGAAGAAGTCGGTAAATGCGAAGCATTTGCCAGACATAGTGTAAATAACACTATGCTGGAACACAAACACATAGCAAGACTGGATAATACACATTTTATGACTGAGCAAGTGCATTGGTATTGGCATAATCTACGTGATAAACCTTTAACAGTCAAACAAACCAATTTGTTAAAAAAATTAGCATATATGCCAGTTAAACAACAACGCGAATATGTCATAATAGATGATGAACTAGTCAAAACACCCTATAATAAACAAAATTACATCAAAAAATCCGGTAAATGGGAAAAAACAGATAAAAAATATCCCATTGGGCATAAATAGTAGGATATACGCGAACAGTAGCGAAAATACTGACATACAGGAGTAGCAATGACAACTGACAATGAACACCCAGTAGAAGAATCCGCTAATATAATACAAAAAGAAACAGAAACATTCCTCAGTGTGCCAGATGGTGCCGAAGAACCCACACGACCACAACCCAAACGCAAATATGGTGAAAAAACCATAACAGGTATTATAGTGGGACAAGGCGATAACAAACGTGTTATTCGCATAGAAGACGTCAGAAAGTTAGCAGAACTTCACTTAACATACAAAGATATGGCCGCTTATTTTGGCTGTAAGGAAAGCACATTCAAGGATCACTTTCATCAGGAAGTGGAAATGGGCAGACAGAAAACAAAACAACGCCTAATGAATGCCATGTTGTATAACGCAATAGAAAAGAATCAACCCACAATACAGATATGGTTGTCAAAAAATCTATTAGGATTTACAGATCAACCGATAAATAATGATACTAACCAGGTTTTACCATGGTTGGATGAACAATCTGACTAATATATAAGTCGTTCTAATTACAATATAATGTTGCCATACATTAAATCCAGGATAGATTGTTCGCTCAGTGGGAGATGTTACCCCTTAACATCTCCCGCACTTTAAGGGGAAGATGTGAAGTTAACAGATATTCAAAAAGACATACTGGATTCGGAATCCAGATTCAAAATAGTAATAGCAGGTCGCCGAGGTGGCAAAAGTTATGCCAGTATAGCCAGCCTTGCAAAAAACGCCAGATATCCCAATAAAAAATGTATGTATGTTGCACCATCCTACAGAATGGCAAAACAGATAGTGTGGGAAGATCTTAAACAATTATTAAAAGAAAGAAATTGGGCAAAGAAAATAAATGAATCAGAATTAACAGTTACACTAGTTAATGGTAGCACTATATTCTTGCGTAGTGCTGATAATCCAGACAGTATTAGGGGTATAGGTTTAGATTATGTGGTATTAGATGAAGCCGCTGATATACCTAAATTAGAGGATACTTGGCAAGCAGTTATAAGACCCACATTATCAGATAGACAGGGACATGCTTTAATTATTAGTTCACCTAAAGGTAAAGGTTATCTATATGATTTATATAACAATGCTAAACACTTAAAAGACTGGCATAGTTGGCAATACACAACAGAACAAGGTGGTTTAGTCGCAGAAGAAGAATTAGCACAAGCACGTCAAGACTTAGATGAAAGAACATACAAACAGGAATATCAAGCAGAGTTCGTAGACTATAGTGGAGTTATATACTATGCTTTTGGTGATCATAACATACAGGATATGAACTTTGGTAGTGAAAATATTCAAATACCAATGCATATAGGAATGGACTTTAACGTTGATCCAGGTTGTGCTGTAATGGCTATACAACATAGCAGAGGTATTCATATATATGATGAATTGGAAATATGGGGTACTGATACACAGGAAATGGCATTGGAAATACAACGCAAATATCCACATAGAAAGTATTTCTGTTATCCAGATGCCAGTGGAGCACAAAGGCGAACAAGTGCTGGTGGCATAACAGATCATATTATTCTTAAAAACGCAGGATTTAAGTTAAAAGTGGGTTCTGTCAATCCTAGCGTCAAAGATCGTATTGCGGCGGTAAATAGTGTATGTAAGGCACAAGATGGCACTAGCAAATTAACAATATCGCCCAGTTGCAAAAAGACTATAAATGCCTTGAGAAAGCATGTATATAAAGAAGGCACAAGGCAACCAGAGAAGGGCGAATTCGACCATCTATGTGATGCCTTAGGATATATGATTAATCATTTATATCCAGTAAGAGTAGAAACAACTAAAACATTTGGAAGAATATCCAGAAAGGTATAAGGAGAAATAATGAAATTACCAGAATATTTTAATAAAGAAAGCACTCATGTAACACTGGGTGTTAACACTATGAGTCTATTGGGACTAAGTCTATTATGGGGTCATATGTTAGAAATGATCAGTCTATGGTTCTTACCAGTTACTGTATTAAGTATATTAGCAGGATTTGGCAGTGAAATAAGGAAAAGAAATGCCGACTGATTCATTTGATAAGAAAAGTGTTGAAAAGTTCGACAAGTCAACAGTA